AGAGAACAGATGATCAACTGAAATTGGTCTGCCAGTTGAGCTACCCTGCAAGAGAGTGTCAACTGGTATACCAGTGATCGGTGCCACTAACCCTGCTGCAGCATTGATTGCTCCTGTGTAGGTGAGTTTCATACACGCCGAGAGTAACCGGAAGTCCGCACAAGTGTTGGTGGAGACAAAGGAAGATGCTCCGACGTTAAGGGCGAGAGCGGTTCCGGCATTACTGACACCATACGGAATGGTGACTGTATTGAATGGTTCGACGGAGGCGTCCGCATTCTGCCACGCAAAACAGGTCTCATGGACCGTGGATGTTTTGCTGACGTAGTGGGGACACCAGAGGATGTAGCCGTTGGTCTCTGTGGCTCCAAGATCAGTGAAGGTTTGGAATCGACTGAGGATTCCTTCACTGGTTGAGTGGAGTCCGGGGACCAGAGCAGACTTACAAGGATTGAGCAGCAGCTTCGCTGCTGCGGGGACTGTTCGTTTGGCATTGTTTCTGCTACGTCGTTGTTGCTGACGTGGCTTACGTTGTTTGCGTTTTTGTTGTTTGTTGCGCTTTACCATTGATTATGTAAATGAAAAACTAAGATGTGTGTTATACTTAGTGTGTAAATGTATCAAATTTGTTAAGTTTTGGTTCTTGGGGCCCTGGCTAGGGGCAAAGAGCCAACTCGGAGGGATCAATCTCCTGGGGGTGTCTATTTCTTTAACCCCCTTTTCTTTGCGACCCACTTCTGTCGCGTCTTCCCGTGCTTACTGTTAGACTCAGTTTTATTGGGAGATGGTTCCTTGGTTTTGAACGGAACCTTGGTTTCCTTCCTCTCGGTAGGCTTCGTCTTGACTTTAGTGTCTGACTTCTTTTTCTTTTTCTCATTGCGTGCTTCTCGACACGGCTTGCACCTCTTGGGCGGGCTGAACTTCATGGATTCGTAGTACGCCTGCTCCTTGGGTGAAAATGCAAAAGATTTCTTACAGTCTTCACAGACTATTGAATTTTCTTTATTTTCCTTTTGCACTTGTTGGGAGACCTCCTTTATTTGTTTGTGGTCAACGGGGATGTTCTTCTTCGCTTCAAGTCTCTGACCTGCTGCTAAGATGATCTGTCCATCGCTGGTGATCACGGGCTCATGTTTAGGGGGGTCTATTCTCTCTTCATGCAACACGGGCCAGACATGCCAAGGTTGTCTGCCGTGTTCGTTTCCATCCTCAAGATATGCTCGCATCTGAGCGAGACCGTCAAGAGAAAAGACTGAGTCAGCATATGCCTCAGCCCATTCCATGTCTGATTCTGGATCTTGGTATGGATCTCCGTCCATCGTCCACCGGTAATTCCAGGTGGTAGCGTCCATTGCCCCTTGCCTTGTCGCTATGTGTTTGTCAACATATTCCTTGACAGGACGAAGCTTGTGGACCAAGATCTTGCACATCGGACCGAGGATAGGTGTGAAGGAATCTGTCGCGAGGTAGGACATTGCCTTTGCGCACATGTAGAATTCCTTCTTATTCTCCAGATGTTGAGGAGGAACCCCTCTTAGTCTTGAGGTTAGAGGTAGAGACCGCAATGCTCGAGGTAGGTCGGAACAATTGGCGGGGTCTCCGATCCACACTCCTGGCCCATACACACGAGACAAGAATTGTACTCTCTTGCCTCCGGGGACACATTCGTCGGTGGTGGCTATGTATCCATACAACAACCCTGCTTTGCTGTAGAACTTGCTAGCCAAATCTCCATTGACTCCGTCATCTCCAAGATATGACCCTTTTGTCATGACTGAGATCCAGGCCTCTCGGGCTGTCTGACCAGACAGCCTATAACCCGTGTAGGCTGTGAGAGCCGAACTGTGACAGTTTGCCCAGCATGTGAACGGGTCTCCTGAACCTTGCATCGTTCCCTGATCGTATCGTACTCCATTGCTGGAGAAGATTGTGTT